AATATATATAGATAAATATTAGTCTACTAGGAACAACCAAGGGACGACATAGAAACATGTAACCGTGTTTTTGTGTCGTCCTTTTTACGTTTAGAAAGGGGTAACGAATGAATGATGAAGAGCTAGCCTCTATAAAAAGTATGTTAGATATCCCCCGTACAATAAACTTATGCAAATTCAAACTAGAAAACGTATCTAAAGACTTTTTCTCTTCATACAGCCTAATAGGAGGAATGATTAAGGATCCGTTTGAACAATATACACGAGGAATAGACCCCTATCATGCAGCGTTAGTTATTACAACGAACGAGAGTGTACTTAAAAAGAGAATAGAACGCTATATGAGGCGATACGAACTATTTGCAGAGGAATTTACCAAGAGTGAATTAGAAGAGCTTAGAACGTCTGTAAAATCAAAAATTAGTACTAATCTTACCCAAAGAGCTTATGAATGGATACAGGAAGTAGATTACTATTTAACTGCTAGATATGAGGATGTGAACTATTTATTAATGACGGGGGAAGAACGAATTCAACAATTAAGAGAGATGCAAGAATTAGATAATGAATTTGAAGAGATGATGAGAGGGGTAGAAATATGACAATCCAAAAACGAAATGCTAATAGATACTTTGATGATATAAAACCTTTTACTGTGATTAGTAATATTTATTTTCATCATTTATACATTACAAAACAATTTAGGAGTGTTGCGGACGATTTTAACCTAAGAAACTTAACGTTGTTTTTTGAAGTTATGAAAAGACTTGATAAAGATGACAAAGTGCTTATTTATGAGAAGTATTTTAAATATGCAACAATGAGGAAATCATCAGAACCTAATTCAAATATTTATCGTAAATATACGGTAAAACATGTACCTAATTATGAGCATGCTCAATTAATGGAAATATCTCTTGGAAAATATAATAAATTGCTAAGTCGAGCAATGAAAAATTATTTAAAGATTCTTATCTCATTGAAAGACAAATAAGAAGATGAAAACGATAAAAGAAAGAATAAAAGCTCTAGAGCGCCAAAGATTAGCAAACAATAAACAAAAACTCATTACAGTGGATTATGTGTCTTTATCCATAACTATTGATTATAAAAAGTTTGTATTCTCCAACATTAAACAGTTAGAAAAAGAGTTACAAAGATTGAATAAAGAACATCCTACCTCTGTAGTGTGGATTATGGGCGAAATACAAGATTGAAGGGAGGTGGATTCGTGGCGATAACAGTAAAAAAAGAACTTTTTATGCTTGCTTTAGTCACTGAGCCTAATGTTAGAAAAGCTTATGAAAAAGTGAATATATCAAATAATACTGCTTATAAATGGTTGAATGACAAAGAATTTCGAAGTGCTTTTACTCAATTCAAAAGAGAGATGATGCGAGCAACAACAGCACGATTACAATCACATACAACTAATGCGGTAGATGTATTATCTCAAATAATGGTAGACGAGAATGCACCAGCAAATGCACGGGTACAGAGTGTAAGAACGATACTTGAATATGCTTATAAAGGGATTGAGTTAGAAGATATTTCTGAACGAGTAGAACGATTAGAAAGGAATTTGATTAATGATGATTAAAAACAGCATCCTGAATAAAATTAAAAAAATCGAGTCTGTTTATAAACCACCCGATGACAAACCTGTCTTGATTGTCTATATTAAAGAATTTCAAGATTTAGATACGGATCATACACAAAATCTATTTTCTATTATGAGACATGGAGATGATTTTGATGAAATAATGAGTCAGTCGAACTCAACAGAAAAAGAAGTATTGCAAGCAATAAAAGACAATCCAAATGTCTTTGTTATTACAGGAGGAAATGAAAATGAATAAAACACAATTAAAATCACTATTTACAAATTTATTAGTAAAAACAAAACAGATTGACGAAGAATTTAATGGGGTTCTAACAAATCCAGGTTTAAATGATATTGGTAAAGATAAAGCTATTGAATTATTACGAGTGAAACATAAAGATTTTGAAACATCAGTAAATCATATTAAACAAGTAGTGTCTTCATTATTAGTAGAATTAGAAAATAAATGGAAATCTTCAATTACCAAAAATTTATCTGATGGAGGATATCAATCAGGTTTATCTAATGCAGCATTATTATTAAGTTCAGATAATGTTTCAGTTGAAACAGGAATGAATCTCATTGATTTTTATAAAGACGATTTTATGGCGATGGAAACCTTTAGAGCGACTTTACGAAATAAAGATAGTGAGGTACATCAAGTATTACTAACGGCATTACCAAAAGATTTTAGAGAACGTACAAGAGATTTATTAGGAAAGTTAGAACGAAATGTCAATGAATTTAGTTTAGATTTCTTAATTCTAAATAGAAATTCATTGAATTCTATGGTTACACGGATCCATGGAATTCTAAACTTTTTAGATAATGACTTAAATGATGATTTAGAAGCAGTTAAATAAAAACACAGGCGACTCTTTTTAGGAGTCGTCTATTTTATGTGTTAAAAGAGAAATATATAATTGATAATGTATCAAAGTAATTATATGATTGTAGTAGCGTAGTGATAAATAAAAAATGAGGTATATGTTTATGCTTGACGAAGGATATGTAAAACGGGAAAAACGAGCAGCTGAAGTATATGAGAGATATTTTGACGACCGTCCCGGCATGAGTGAAGAAATAGATGAATTGTACGTTCTTTTTGATGAAAAGAAAATAACACCAGAGGAGCTCAGAAAAAGAGCTCTTGAAATAGGTAAAAAATATAATTAAGAATGCTGTAATTACGTGATTATAATAAATGGGAGGTATACATTTTACCATGAGCGAAGAAGAACTTTTGATGGAGCGAGAAAGAAAAGTTGAAGAAAGTTATAAAAACTATTATGATTCTCGCCCAGAATTGAAGAAAGCATCGGACGAATTATATGATTTGTTTGAAAACGATAAGATTTCTTTTGAGGAGTATAGAAAAAAATCACTCGAACTCGGGAAAAAATATAGATAAGAAGCTATAAGGAAGAAATAAACAAAGTTCTGAAGTGTTGGAGGAAATGCTATGTCCCTAATAAAAGGAATTCCAGATGTTGAAATGTTGGATTTCTCAAAAATGTCTGATGAACAATTAATGGAAATTAGAATAAATATTGATTTAACATCTACGGAAGAAACAAACGTGTTTTTAGAAGAATTAAAGAAAAGAAATCTTGAATACAACAAAAATCAAACATCTAACAAATAGTTAGGTGCTTTTTTAATAATAAAACTTCCTTGAAAAAAGTTGTTAAACAGATTAATATTTAATTGTTATTGGGGAGTTAAAATTAGGTTTTAAAGGTGGGAGAAAGTATGGAAGATTTACCAAAAAGATTAGTAAGTAAAAGCATTGAAGCTTTTATTATCGGGCTTGAAATTTACAACAAACCTACAATAAAATATAGAATTGAAGGATTTAGTTTCTTTATTTGTAATGCGTGGGAATTAATGTTGAAAGCGGAATTATTAAATAGGAATCAATCGATTTATTATAGAGATAGTCCAGAAAGAACTATCAGTTTAGAAGCAGCAGTCAAAAAAATATATTCTGATAAAAATACTAGAATTCGACTGAATTTAGAAAGAATTATTGAGCTTAGAAACATAAGTACTCATTATATAACAGAAGATTATGAATTGAAATATGCCCCATTATTTCAAGCTTGCGTTTTGAATTTTGTTAATGAAATTAAGAGATTTCATTCTAAAAATATGATGGAATTTATTCCTTTAAATTTCTTAACAATTTCAACTAATTATGAATCTCTATCAAATGACCAGATTAGGTTGAAGTATTCTCCAGAAATTGCGGAAAAATTGATTAAACAATCTAATCAACTTGATGTTTTAACTACAGAATATGACTCTGATAAATTCGCTATAAATATTAGACAAAACCTATTTATAACTAAAAATCGTTCGAATGCTGACTTTACAGTAGCAATTTCTAAAGAAGCAAACTCAAAGGTTGCAATTGTTAAAGATTTAAAAGATCCGTCGAACACACATAAATATACTTTTGCGAATGTTATTGAAGCAGTCTCTAATAGATTAAATAAAAAGTGTATAAATTTAAATTATCATAATGGATTTAACCAATATATTTTAAGACTAATTATTGATTTTTACTCAATAAAACAGGATAGCAAATATGCTTATTGCCATATAATAGGAAAAAATAATCAGTACACTTACTCAGAAGCATTTGTTGATTTTATTGTTTCAGAAATAGAAAAAGACCCTCAACATTTTGTTGAGAGTCTAAAAAAGAGTAAAGTAAAAAGATAACCCCAGGCACATAGGAATGCTCATCCAAAAGACTACCCCTTTCTGGGACCCAGCGTTTTTCCTTCACAAGTTATCTTTGTTACTGATATTATATAACTCTAGATATATATTTACAACTCTTTTTACTTAATTTTAAAACTTTTCATTCATACCGTGAGGGTGGAAATTTGACCATCAAAATGACCATCAATTAGATAATTTATAGTTAAATACTGTAAGTTGATTAAATCTAAAAAGGTTATCATATAAGCTTATGTTAAGTATAGTAAGTTAATATAAACCGTTATTTTTTAATGGAAGGGTCCGTTGGATAGATGA